TTTGTGGATGAGAGATCGGAGGATACATCCATCGAATCACGGCAAAGACTGATAGATGAATGACAATTAACATAATCAAGGATGAAAGAGCGATTGCGAGAACATCGTATGCCTCCATTTGTTCTGCGACTGTCTTTTCTTATCACGTAAACCTACGCAGTAGGGAGTTGTTCAAAGTAAAATGTACCATTGACAGTTTCTTCTTTCCATCGACGAGGTGTTTGTGAATATTCGGTGACAGTCGCAAGTTCGGTTGAATAAGCCCGCGAGATTACACCTGATTTGAATGGACGTTCAAAAAGTAAAAAGTTAGAACTATGTTGAAACGCTTGATAGGTTTGAGTCTGTGTATTCACACGACCCATTCCAGTATAAATGAATTTCGTTTCATACGAACGACCTAATTGATTTGCCCATGTAGGTTTGTGCTCCACGATACTAATTTCCATTCTCGATTGTATTCTTGAAGACAAGCTCCTCTAAACTTGACGCATCTGCAAGGATATCATTCATTCGTTTGGTTGTAAGTGTAAGGTTTGCTTCAATGTCTGCCCATAATTCAGGGTCATTCTTGAAGATGGTCGTACGAGTTGAACCGTTTGGAAATCGCTCAATCAGTTCAGCCTCTGCTGCATCGAGTAGATGCATATACACTCGAAGCTGAATTTCATCGTAGATAGGAACTGTCTTCCAGTAGGTAGTACGATCTTTTGAATCGACCACTCGATCTTGCTCTTCTACGTATCCATCCGTTCGACCTACGAGTACAAACGTATCTTTGTCCATTCGAAGCATGCGAGTATTACGCTCCTTGACAACAACCTTACGCTCAACTTCATACTTATCAAGAATTGCAGTCTCATTTTGAAGACCACGTTTTTTCATCACTTCTCCTCGTGCGTCTGCAAGGATCTGTGTCGCCATCTCGGGAGATAGATCAGGTCTTCGTGACAGAACTGTTTTACAAGTCTTCTCAACAGAGTCGAGTGTATCATTGACACTTGGAGCTGCTGCGACGGCTTCAGAGGCTTGTTTTTTAACTTCCTTTGCACGAAGAAGTTCCGCCTCAGTTGCGACTTGTTCTGCTTCTGAAATTGTTTCACCTGCGGCTTTCTTCAAGTCAAGTTGATGACTACGGTTCTCTGCTTCAACTAATACAGTGGTTGCGTTGATTTCATTTGCAACGGCTGCATCTGCTATTTTACAATTATCTAGAGCTGCGAAGACTGATCGTTGAATCTCGCGGTCTTTTAGAATGGAGCCTTTGAACTTTAGAATGGCTTTACGATTATGAAACTTTTCGAGTTCTTCAATTTTCTTTTCATAGACAGGATCCTTCTTAAAGACTTCATACATGACCTGATGAGTGGTTTGAAACTTATGGCGACCAATCGCGCCCGCGACTTGAGTTGCAGAGAAACATGGACGGAACATTTTGAATGAATGAGATTCATTTTGGACGATCGTTCATTCGTTTTTCAACTCGAGAAGCTTCTCTGCATCTTCACAATTGCATCAATCCATCCTGGCATTCCGTTCAGAACATTTGAAACTTGAAGTGTAGGTGTACAAGGTGTCATATCCAACGATCCTTCGCATAACAATGTAACTGCTGCGAGCAATAGGACTCGTTTGCTCTTATCCGATGGAGTCCATCGCAATGAATGAATACGATATAGAATATCAGTGTATTCTCGAACCGTAGGTGGACTGTTCTTTCGTACTGCGTCCCAGAAGATCCAGACTGGATGGGTACTGTCGCTTCCTGAAACGTATTCATCTCCTCGTGAAGAAAAGAGAAGATTGGTTTTAGTTTGCTTCTTATGTTCTCGACAAAACGTGAAGACCCATGACATCCAGTAAAAGGCCCGTGTCAAGTCGCGAACGTCGGATCGAATACAATAACAAAACTCATTGATTGGAATGGCTACAGGCATAGGATCGTTCGGTTTCAAGACTTGAGTTCCATACAATCGCGAAGGAGATTTCAAACTTTCTTGAATGGTGACTGGATCGAAAGCATGTGAAGGTTTCAGTGTTGGAAGTGTCATCAATTTGTTCTTGCGACATAACGCCAGTGTTGCAGCAACTTCACAGACCATCTTTCGAATGTCTGGATGGTTTCGAATACGAGTCATCGTTTGAATATCGTATCCAGCTTCGATCGGTGCATAGGTTTCGTAAGCTTTCGCTAAATAGAGAAAAACATTCGGTTGTGCGCGGTTAATATGAAGAGCTGCGGCTTCGAAGAAGGCTCCCCATAGACTATGTACAAGTCCTGAGCACAACAACTCCAGAGTCCAGTAACACGCATAATCTGCGTGACCTAATTGAATCGTTTGTATTAATACCTTTCGAACATGTGCGCGTGGATGTCCACAAAAGGTTGTTTTTTGAAATTCAGCGACCGTACGAGAGTCGGTGATCTCCATTACCCATTTCATTTCTTTTCGCCAGCAGGTGCTGACGCAGATAAATGTTTCGTAAATGCATTAAAAAAGGCAGTTGTGTCTTCACTAGATGTTGATGTAGATGTAGATCGACTCACCCACTTCTTTCCAACTACAAACAGTAAGTAAATTAATGCGAACACGATCATGACATTCAATCCAATGTTCAACCAAGTACCGTAATCAACCGCCTGTTGTCGTATTTTTCGATTGATATTGATCTGGTTACGTATATCATTCACTTGTTTACCAAAGACTTCAACTGAATATTCCATATCATCCTTCACGGTCATCAGATTATCTTTGACACTATTGATGAGATCCAGTGACTGCTGTTGTTGAAGTGCTTGAGTGTTTAGGAAGCGATATTCGCTGATAAATTGATCCGTGTTTTTTTTGACTTGATCATCGTACATTTTCTGCAATGCTTGAGGATCGTTTGTCAATGCCGCATACTGTGCATTTGCAGTTTGATCATTTCCACTTGCAGCGAGTACACTCACAGCCGCTGCATCGACTTTCGCTTTATGTTTCACTTTCAAATCAGCCTTTTCAAGTTCTCGTTTGAATCGAGCGAGTTCAGCAGAATATCGAGTATATGCATCTGCGTCAGATTCTTTTAAGCTTTCAATATTGAACATCGTAGGTTCATCAAATTTTCGACCGACTGCAGGTTGCGCGATCAGATGGACCGATACATTTGGGTCTACAATGTTTACACATCGTTGAGCACCTTCAACCATCTTAAGTTCATACGTATTCGGGCAGGACATTACACAGGAGAGAGGGGCTGCTCCATACACTGCTTCGACTGGACATTTGAACAGTTGATTACCCATTATTTATTGGAAAGATAGATTGCTAAGGAAAACCCAATACATAAAGTCAGGAATGCAGATCCATGAACGATTGAGGATGGAAGAACAAAGTACTGTAAGAGCGCGAGAATCACAAAAAACAATGAAATTTGCAGTGCTCTTAGATGAGCTTCGGACATCTTTCGAATATCCAATCGTGCTGTTTCAATGTCGACCGACGGTTGAGTCGGAGAACGAAAGGGTTTGAGCGTATCAATGGCTTCCGTATACACTTTAGAAACTTGATCATGTGGATCAACGTCCGATTGATTTGCAGTTCTTTTTGTAATTTGAATAAACTCTGTAAGAAATCGACTCTGTTCTGCTGAAAAGACCGAAGGATCAGATCCTTGTGGAACAGTCTTTAATTTGAGGCTGTAGCGAGGATCTTTCTTTGATACACATCGATCGGTTCCGTCATGAACGTACTTGAACTCAGAAGGGCACACGATTCGACAGGTTGTAGGTAATGCAACTTCAAATCCTGATGGACAACTCATTACTTATTCGCAACAAACGGTCTTAGACCGGAAAAAAGAGTACTTACGACACGAGCATCTAAGTTTGCTTGTTGACTTCTCCACCCAAGAGGATTGGGTGTTCCAATCGGAGTTGTTGGGTTAATATAGGGAGCCACTGTTGCAGCCATGCGAACAAATCGTGTATATTCAGATGCATCTACACCACGCAAATGACGTTGTGTTGCACCAGGTTCAAAGAAAGATTGTGCGACTGGCATTTTATTACTCATCAACAAGATAATGGTCGGGTATCTCACTGCCCTTTTGTTTACGCTGATTCTGATCGCAACGATTCATGTTCGACAACATGAGCGGTTTATAGTCCGAAGTCCGCAGCCCGATTTTAACAGTGGATACTCGGACTTTATGTCCAATGACTATGAAACGCTGATGGAGGCATATAAAAAGGCGTTCATGGCATCAAAAATAACAGGAGATCAAACATCCCTGATACAAGTTCAAAGTGCAATTGAAGAGTATCAAGACGCAATGAGAGAACAAATTACACAGAATCAGTTTTATATCCAGACGTTTTTAGATGACTATCAAGATGCGAATCCTGAACTTGATACGCTTCATAAGAAAGCTCAACAATTGCAGAATGAAGGTCCTGCAATTGCAGATCAATTGGTAGCTTCAACTAAAGAAATACCTCCTCAGATTGACTATACATCCTTAATTACACGCGTTGTAGTACTTGCATTACTTATTGGAGTCGCGGTTGCGGTCCAGACGTTCTCATAATCATAACTAGAATTCCTAGTGAGGCAACAATGAAAAACGTTCCAAACATTCGTAGACCCGCATCCTGTTGTACACTCATGAACTGATGAATTCGTCGTAACGTTTCAAGTTTATCTGTACTCACTAAGAGTCCATTGTAATCTCTTTGAATTTCCATGATTCGACGAATCAATTCTTCTTGTTGAACGGTAGTCCCTGATTTAGCGGACTGAGCTAGCATGTCAGAAAGAGATTCACTCATAGTTTGTGTGGCTGTTAAGACTTGATCGATTTTAGTCAGATCATTTGTTCGAAGTGTTTCAGCTACCAGCGTATCGTAAATACGTTTATGGTATTGAAATTTGGCTTCTAAGTCTTCCATCGTTGCGGGAGCCGTTGGATCATTCATTGTGACTAGGCAACATTTACGTCAGCAACACAATACCGATAGTATAGACTCTTTCCAACCGTATCACTGTGCCGAGTAATTTCAATAATGTTTCCTGGAACTGCGCCTATAAAACGGGCTTGAATGTCTTGTGAATCAATCCAAGGCATTTGATCCTCAGGTTTTACAATCCGATTCTTATCTAGAATCTCCTTCGCCTCTTCATCCGATAGAATACGATGCGGTACAGACATTCGATGAGTTGTAATGTCCATCTGAAGCTCACGTAGATGGAAGAACTGAAGTCGCTCTTTGATGAATGTAGTTCGAATGAGATTCATAAGATTTGCAGAGGGTTTTGATCTGGAAACTACAATCATACCGTTTGTATATTGATTCTCAACTGCATAGGCGAGATAGGTGTTCATATCACGTTCAAGCATCTTATCCTTCTGACTGAAGATGACTAGAACGTCACCCAGTGTGTATGCACTTACATCTTTTAATCCAGTGGAGGCTAGAGGTTTCGTTTCGGTCGGAAGCTTGCGACGTTCATAGAGGACACGTAAAATTGAAAGGGCTCGATCTTCTTCCATTATGCTCCCTTTTCTACTAGTTTAGGAAGAGTTCGTTTTCTCTTCGCCGAGTAAAACAATGATTCATATTGTCGTTTTAGTGATAGGAATTGCTGTCCTTTGGTTCGTATTGAATGTGTTAAGCGGATATAAACAACTCCCTCCAAAGTTACTCGATACGCGACAGACCGAGCGAACTGAAGAAACTGAACATTCATCGTACGATCAGAGGACAAATCATATGCCGTATGCATCCTTTGTAGAGCAAGTTTCAGGAATGGCAACTCCCTTTCGAGTGAACGCATATACAGCTGTGAGGTAGAAGTAGTTTAATGGAAAAATACAAAAAGAAGAAGATTCCTCAACATCTACGTGTTGAAACATGGTTAAAAGTCAACGGGGAAACGTTTTCGGTTAAATGTCCTGTCAAATGGTGTACGAGCAAGATCACTGTCTTTGCACACGAATGTGGTCATATCATACCCGAATCTAAAGGTGGTATGACTACATCTGATAATCTAATGCCTATTTGTGGTGAATGCAATCGTGGTATGGGAAATAGACTGACGATTGACGAATGGTCTGATAAGTTCGTGGCACGATCGGTTCCTAGACGAACGTGGTCTAAATGGATTTCTTCAAATTACCGATATGTATCCATATACTGTTGTCCAAGATCACTCCAACTTGGTCGCTGCATTCCAAGTGGACGAACGAAGTAATACCATGTACCCTTGAGTTGAAGAGGTTTCCAATACTGATCGTTAATGTATAACCAATGTTGATGAGGATTTGCTTCATAGAGTTCAACGCCTTTTTCCCATTGTTCAATCAATGTTGTATAATAGCGTGAATGAACGATGTATGCACTCGCAGCTTGTGCTTCGAAGACACGACCTAAGGTAGGTAGATTTGTAGGACTACCTCGAATCAAATTATAGGCAAGCAAAATCACATCGAATGAAGACGGAATTGACTTCATTGCAGAATGAAACTCTTCGGGTTCTACGCAAAATGCAAAGTCATCTTCAAAGACCAACACAGATTCGTAACCGCGAGCCCGTGCTAGTTTTAAAACTGCAAGATGCGAATGAGTACATCCAAGTCCACCTGGACTACGAGCAATGGCAGGAAATCGCTCAGCCGTCAAATTCATTTTAGCCAGTTCAGATTCAATTTCTACACGTCGATCCTCTCGCCGATCTAGGTTAATATAGATACAGTGTGGTTGCATATTATAGTTAAGCTCTCTTGTCTAAAAAGGAAACGCCGAAATAGGATTCAAGTTCTCGTACTTTATCTGCCCGTGTGTTGAGTCCAGACAACGAATGTGTTCCTAGTTTCTCATGACCGTTTTCAGTCACTTTAAAGATTTCAGAATACGATTCAACCTCTGTAGGCATGATTGGAATAGAATGAAGTTGACAATACATCGATACCCATTGATCGTCTACGAATCGAGCACATTCAGGAAGAGGGAACGAACGAAGACCTTTGAGTATAGACGAATGTACTAGGTTTCCTACATATCCATGCACCATTCCTCCAGAGGTCTTTTCTTGAATCGATCGATAGTGATTCTGATAGATTCCGACTGTCTGAACAGACTTCCGCATTCGTTCAATGATGTTAGCTGCGTATTCTTGATCGTCATCGCATACAAACACCCATGTATCGTCAGGCGGAGTTGTACCAATATACTTGCTAGCAGGACCAAAATCTTCGCTTTGACAGACGGTGACTTTTGACGCATAGGGTTCTTCCGTTAAGTATGTAGGTGGAGTATAGTCTCCGAATCGACGATAGTGTGTTGAAATTGCAAGATAGATATGATCGACTTGATGAAGAAGTGAATCAATGGCTGCACGACATTCTTGTTCGCGTGGAGGAATGGTTGTTAAACTTGCTACAATCGGAAAGGCTGGAACGTCTAGAATGCGAAGATTATGATCTGCAGAATACCAAGTTGGAGACCATCCTAACGTTTCAAGATGAGCCCAAACATTGACTTCCCATGAAAGATGTGGAATACGAGGGTATTCGCGCACATACAGTGAATAGAATGCATTCAATGACTTTACATCTCCTAGAAAGAATCCTCCACAGAAACGCCAATTTACCGATTCCCAGAAGACAGACTTTCCCCAGCAACCTGGAAAATACAGACAGGTTTCTGGATAAAACCGTTGAGAGAGTGACTGAAGGTATTGCGTTGCTTGTTCTTCAACTCCTTGAAAGATGTGAAAGATATTGAAATCGATCCACGCATAATGACGTGAATCGGATATGGCTCGTTGTACGAATTCAATTTTTGAGTTCATTAAAATGAGAAAGTTACGAGTATCGTGATCATGGTTTCGAGTTTCAGGAAGTCCATCAGGGGACACTGCGAATAGTTCCAAGTCTTCAAGCGAAATGACTTCTTTGACTCCATTGAAGGGACCGAGTAAGTCTGCGTGTTCTGGACTGACGAATACATGGAGTCGAACGCCTGTTGCAGCGAGCTTTTTAAAGAATTCAATACGACGTTCAGCGGATCGATCTGTAGTTCTTGATTCATGTAGATCTAAGAAGGCAGTTACAAAGGTAACACTCATTATGTTTCAGCGTTTCAGGTATTTAAATAATAGTGAAGAAATACTCAAATGCCAACATTAACTGTAGCATTAGCAGGTGGACTTGGAAACCAACTCTTTCAACTTGCTGCATTATTTCACATTGGTCGAAGAACTCGGCGAAATACCTATATTAACTCGATTAAGAACCCTTCACCTCATTCATCTACAGACTACTTTAACACGATCTTCAAACACTTCGGACATTTACATATCACTTTTCCAATTGAATTCACACAACGTGTTAATGAGCCTAATTTCATCTATTATGATTGGTCTTCGCGTCTACGATTCATTCAATCTCCAGAACTACATGGATATTTTCAAAATTGGAGATATGTCGATCCAGACTTTGTTCAACGACTCTCGCTTCCAAAGGATGTACTTACTCGATACACAGGTATTCATGAAGGGATTTTTCTACATATTCGAGGAGGTGATTACGTAGATAATCCGTATCACGATCTTCACTTAGATGGATATTACGAACGTGCAATCGCACTCTTTCCAGGAGCGCACTTCTTTGTCGTTACAAACGATGTAGACTACGCACTGAAACGTCCATTTTTGAAAGAGATTCAGTATACGCTTGTACTTCAACCTGAACTTGATACATTGTACTTAATGAGTCAGTGTGCAGGCGGTATTTGTGCCAACTCGAGCTTTTCATGGTGGGGCGCATATCTGAATCAGAATCGAAAAATTGTCATGCCTGATCAATGGTTTCCTGATGCGAATATACATTCTGAAGGATACTACTTTCCAGGTGTCATTAAATGTCAAGTGTAACGACTTTAGGTGTAGTTGTTGATGGAGGCAGTGTTCCTGCTGCGCGATGTAGAAGTACTTCATTCCAAGTCGATTTCAGTTCTTCTAGATGTTTCGGTAACCATTGAGGATCTTTCGATACGAATGCTTTTTTAGTAGATAGAATGATCCAATAAATGAATTGAGGTTCTTCTTTCAATTGTCTTTGCCAATCCGCAAGATCCATCGTCATCGGTTTATACTCTACACGTCCAGTGTCAAAGACTGCAAAGACTCCTTTTGTATTCGAAGATCGAACCCATTCAGAAGAGAACACTTGTTTGAAACGAAACTCAACATATTCGCATTCATCGATTCCCGTACATTCCATTTGCAGCTGCATTTGATGTACATAGGCATCTGGAATTCCAACTGACTCAGGACGCGAAATAGGACATTTGAATTCAATCAATCGACCAATTCGATGTTGATTCGAGAACGAACGATCGTTAGGGAATATAATTCCATCAGGAGAAGCACCGAGAAACGGATAGACTGGATGTTGTACACACGATACATCTGTAATCGTACACTGTGTTTCTTCTTCATACAGGGACTTTGCGATCGGTTCAAATCGTGTTCCCCAAATAAGTGCAGGAACCGATGAGCTTGATGAGGTAGACGGTGGTTCTAGTTTTCGAAGTATAACTCGTCTACGGGATTCACCTCCTACGAATACATCTGAGACTTCAGAGGCTGTAATCATTTCGCCTCGTTTCGCATGCCATTGATCTGTGCGTTGATCGTTTGCGCCATACACTCGTATCGTTCGACGAACACAACGATCTCTCATCCAAATACGACCTAATTCACCTTTCAAGAGAGTTTCAGTAGCTTCTACTACAGTGCGTCGAATCTTCGTATAACTCATAGATGGAACCAGTAATTTGAAGAGCATTATAAGCGGTCTTAAGCGTCTATGAATACGTGTATACGGTGGAGTTCTCAACCATTCGAAAACAACAGACTCCATTGCGTTTAGTTTACGTCAACGTTTGAAACTCATTTTCAGCGCTGAAATATAGAATTAGTATGGAGGCGATTCAAAGCAAAGAACAATGGGTATTACATCGACTTGAAGGATTTTATGCAACCCCTGATCATTTTCAACGGATCCAAGATGTCCTTTCGGGTTCATCGAAGATAAGTTTACGACTACTCGATTGGTTTGTCACCAATTATTCGAAGAAGCACAATGTATCGTATCTTACAAAGTCAAATCGTCATGTGATTGTGTATTTAGTATACAAATCTCATCTGAAGGCGTACAATAAAAAGATGTTTGATCCGTTCTGTCGATGGAAGCGAATTCAGTTTCGCGGTTTGGATACAACGGTAGGTCAACTCAACTTTTTCGAATGGGCGATTCAAGATGAAGTATTAGACTATCTTGAAACTCATTATGATGAGATTCATAGTGATATGGAAACCAATTCACAAGTACTTCAACCTAAAGACGGTGAACGTCGTAAACGACATGAATTAAGTCGTTCAGCTACAAAGTCAGTGCGTATACATGATGTTCCTGTAAAGGTTACATTTGATTAAGGATATGTTGTCAATAATTGATCGAACAATTGTCTATCCGGTGAGTTCAGACATTACAGAACACGATATGGACATCGTTTCAGATTTATGGACGATGGCGGGTCGTCAAGTCTTTCGAGGCGCGCGTGATCCAACCTATACTCATGCGAATGTGTATTGGTTATATGATCCAGAAGACCTTGATCGAGTAGGCGTCTCTGAACACAAACTCGATCAAAATGGAGATGTTTCATTATTATGGTATAAATCTACACCGTTTGGAACATTACTGCAAGAAGATGGATGGATTGAGCGAGACTCTGTTTGGTCACGCTTATCTGAACATACATATGAACAATTTCTATCTGAAGGATGGACGAATCCTACTGCATTTCTTGAACGATGTTTACGTGGATCGGTTCGAGTTCTCACACCTGAAATGGTTATAGAACGACCGACTGTGTATTCATGCGAACGTTGTAACCAGATATCACTAAAACCTTTTCCATGTGGAACAGCTTCACCTCTAACCTTTCCTGAAAAGGAAAAAGTTTGGTTTATCGATCATCGAATGGTTATGTATACTCCTCCACGCGAATCTAGTATATGGTCGATTCTTGGCGTCACATTACCGCCTGAGCCTTCCTCCCCTTCTTTGGGGCCTGAGCCTGAACTGGAGCAGGTGACGGTGGAGGCGTTACCTCTCGAATCTTCTCCTCAGCCTCTTGATCTAACTCCTCAGTAACAGGTACTTCAAGTTCATCCTCTCCTTTCTCAAGAGATTCCTCAGGCTCCTTGATATCGGCGAATGCAGCCTTTGCTCCAACTCGTGAAGGAGGGAACACCTTTGCCATGACTACGCGCCATGTCACACCAAAGCCAGTTCCAGTGACATAGATGCTTGGAGTCAAGACCATACGACACTCGACACGCTTTGCAAAGACTTGTGCAAGGTTGTCCTCATTGAGTTCGATGGTTGTACCGTTTGCATCGACTGCATCCATTCCGACTTGTCCATCCCAGATGGAGATCTTCAATCGGAGTGAAGGTGGATACTTGCCGTTTGCAACATATTCGCCATTGACCTTCTCCACGCTTGGAGTTAGAATAGCTTTCATTGTTTCTCGAATGACGGCTTCGGACTTTGACTTTCCGAACCATTTACCGCTGTTTGCGATTGTGTGTTGAATGATCTTCTCTTGTAGATCGAGAAGGAAGTTGTAGAACTGTCCGATGTCAGATCCATCTTCAGATCGTTCCTTTGCGTATGGATCACAGCCCTTCAAGGAGGCTAACATACTGTAGTTGCGTTGTCCTGTCTTCTCATCGACACGAGTGACAAGTCCTGCAGGGTAATTGATACGAGGAATACGAACTTGAAAGGATTGTCCATTGTATTTGATGGGAACGGTTTTACCTCCTGCTTTATTCTGGCGAATCTCGCCGATTACAATGCGGTTGATATCCAAGTTCTCAGAAGGAATGATTGCTGAAGTTGCCATTTCGTTTTGTGTATGACCTCATTAGACCTGCCAACCGACGGATTCGTTTTTCGTGCGCGTTTCCAGTTTTCAAGACTCACTACAGAGTAAGTATGCCACAATGTGAATCTGTTTCAAACAAAACCTCTACCACTCGTTGTACTTCGAATGCGATGAAAGGACATTCCTTTTGTGGTCGACATGCACGTGCAAAGAAACCTAGACTCTGGTCCGAAGTCCATCAGGCTAAACTCAAAGGATTTGTAAAGTATCAAGCGTTGTATCGCGGATGGAAAGTACGTTGTATTCTAAAATGGGCTGGTCCTGGAGTTCTTAAACGATCACAGTGTGTCAATGATGAAGATCTCTGTACTTTTGAATCCAAACATCGACAGTTTCCGTTTGACTATTTCGGAATTGAAGAAGGAGGAAAGATCTGGTGGTTTGATTTCTCTACAGTATGGGAGTGGACAATTCGATCGGTTGCGCCTACAAATCCGTATACGAAGGTTCCCTTTGAATATAAAGATCTTGCGCGTCTGCGAAAAATACATCTATATCGTCGACGTAATCATATGGTTTTTCCAGGCTCTTCAAGGGACTTAGCTGAAAACATTATTCATCGATGGAATATTATCGCCCATATTTTTCGCCTGTATGGATTTGAAGACGTACATCCAGCTCAATTTGCAAACTTGACCGATACGCATCTAAAAAGCATGTTTAGAATGTTCATCCACGATCTTGAAGCGATGAAACCTATGAATCATCGATTGATTTTGATTTGTGCAAAGGCACTTGTCGGACAAACTACTTCGCGTACAGGGTTTATCATTAATAGCTTAAATCTACTAACGATCGGGTTAACAGATTCACAATCGTACGATGTGATCTTTTTACTACTGTCTGCACTCTATCGATGCTAAAAAACGGATTCAATAATATCACGCACTTTCAGAGTGCAAATGAATATCTTCTTTCTATCCTTAGACCCGACCGAAGCGGCTCACTTTCACTGCGATCGACACGTTGTGAAAATGATCCTCGAAACTGCTCAACTCTTATATACTGCTCACTGGATGTATGAATCTCCACTTCCTGAAGGAGCGTATAAAAAAACTCATCCCTCTCATCCATCAGCTCGCTGGGTACGAGAATCCTTAACAAATTACAAGTGGTTAGTTCAACTAGGTCTTGCATTATGCGAAGAATATACATATCGTTATGGTAAAGTTCATAAGACACAGTCTCATCTAGAATGGCTCTCTCAGAATACACCGAATCGATTAGTCGATATCGGATGGACTCTCCCTCGTCTCGCAATGCCTGAAACTCTTAAACATTTAGCTTTAGATCCAGTTCTAGCCTATCGAACCTATTATGTGGTTGCAAAGTCGCGTTTATTCACTTATACAAAACGTCCCATGCCAAACTTCATCCGAGAAGTGACTTACATGACCGCTGGAGGTAAGAGTATACCAGCGCGTTAGAAATGTCCTCTTCTTCTACTTCAGTTAAGTCAAAGATGCCTGCTAAGAAATCCGATGCCTCCAAGATTGCCACCCCTGTTTCAGTCGTAGTGACTGCCGCCCCTGCCGCCCCTGTTGTCCAAAAGGCAAAGAAGGAGAAGAAGCCAGCCGCTGCTTCTAAGGCTGCAGTTACAGTTCCTACCGTCGAATCTCCTTCTGCAGCTGCAGTTGTCGAGGTTGTAGAGAGCTCCGATGTTATCCTTGCTGGATTAGCTGAGAAACTCAAGTCACTCAGCACTGAGCTTACAACCCGTGTTCGTGAGGCAACCAAGAGCGTCTCCGATGCAATCAAGGCCACAAAACGTGAAGCCCGAGAGATCAAGAAAAAGAAGAAGAAGAATCCAGCAGACATGACTCCAGAGGAGCGCAAGACATGGGAGGCTCGACGTGCTAACAACGCCTTCCTCGTTCAACGACCATTGACTGATGAACTCTGCTCCTTCATGGGACTCAAGTCAGGTGATAAGCGATCACAAACAGAGGTTACCAAGTTCATCTCTGGATATGTCAAGCAACACAACTGCTTCGATCCAAACTTCAAGAGACGCATTCTTCCAAACTCTGCACTTGCCAAGTTGCTTCGAGTTTCCGACAAAGATGAAGTCACATACCTCAACCTCCAATCCTTCTTGAAGGTTCACTTCATCAAACCAAAGGCTTAAATAACTAACATAAACACTCATATAGCAATGTAGCGCAGAGGAAGCGCGATTGGCTCATAACCAGTAGGACCCTCGATCGAAACGAGGCATTGCTAATAAATTTTACACTACATCGGAGCTCCGAGTTAGTGTATTTTTTAAGGATTGGTTGTAATCAATTCATGTGGCATTTCCATATATAAGACTGTGCTGAAGAAGGGCGAAACTCGATCGTCTAATACGAGTGCACGTTGTTTTTCATTTTCAATCAAGGTCGTTGTCAATCGACGTAGAATCTGTGTACGGTCAACGGATGAATCGACTTTGATTTTACATTTGCCTGCTTTCCAGCCGCATAAAGACGAAGAAGAGCATGCGTCTTTTTGCTGAAACTGTCCGCAAGGAGTTCGTACTTTATTGATGAACGTTCGTGGACCTTGAGCCGCATCCCAATGAGCTTCCTTTTTGAGCCATTGATCGAGCTGTTTATAGAGTGTCTTTTCGCGTGTAGCAATACTTTCACGTAACACTGTATATTCGGTTGTTTGAATGTCTTTTGAAAGACAGACTAATAGGAAATCAAAGACTTCAGCAGCATAGGAAATGGATTGCGAAGTAAGAACATCTTCAGGGTGTTCAAGTCCTTCTGTTAATTCAGATTCTGAATGTCGAGAGAGTGTAGACAATACTTCTTTCGCAGTTGCAGGACTAGAGTCTTCGGGTTGAAACGGTGCGCGAAACTCAGATGCTAACAGAGATTCAACAAGACGACCGTTTACATCTTGTAGATCTTCAACCCATTTGAAACCTGGATGAGTCGTTTGATCGAGAAATGTACGAAGAGCTTCACGAGTTGGAAGATCTTCAGGCTTGACTTCATTATACCCTACAAGTGCATGTACACCTGACAACGGTTCATAGGTAGAAGGTTGAATCGGTAAAATCACTACTTTTGGAACAAACACCGCTTGAACTCGTTCGAATGGATCCAGAATAACTTGGAAGTTATATCGTTTACTTTGAAGTTCATGTAATGCATCCGATAAACGAGGACGTTGAGAACTACATGCACGAAGATGAAGCGTAGTGAGTGTTGAAAGCATCTTCTTTGGAAACAAAGGATCGCGTACATTGACAGTGTATGTATATTTCGCAAACCCTTTGAGTTTTTCAATACTTCTTGTTACATGTCCGAGAACATTGTCGTCCATCATCACGATTGTACGTTCGTGAGGACTTAGTGTTTCTGCCCAGAATCCGCATTTGACAGTAGAGGTTGATGTGTTTACGCGAATCACATTGCATCGAACGATCGAAGTTACATATTCAAGCTCATCAAGAATGGATAAACGTCCTTCTTTATATGCAGTCTGAATTCCAGAGACAATTCGTTCAATATGTGTATTTCCTTCACCCATTTCACTCCACGATCGGGCAAATGAACATCGCATTACACGTTCAGGTACATCTTTAGGTTCTGGAATCGGGTCTGTATACTTGAGAAAATGTGGAAGTGTTTTAGAAGGACGACCGAGTCCTACACTGAAATAATCAGACTTTCCACTATCGAGTCGATTCTTTTTGATGGACTGCGAGTAATTGATAGGAATGTAGAGTGAAGATGCTAGACTTTCAGGGATATAGGCGAGTCGCATTGCAGGTGTTCTAGCTGAACTGAGAACATATGAATCATCTGTTTTCTCATATTTGGATCCAGGCAGCTTTTTGAATGGCTGTTCAACTTTATAACAACATGGAATCTGTTTGTCTTTGAGAGTTCCAATGTAGTTCGGAAATACAGAAGTCTGATCCCGTTTAATAACTGTGAACTCTGACACATTTTCATCTTTACCTGAACGTAGTTTACCTTTACAGACTGGACAAGCTCCATCGACTAATTGATCTTCGCGTAATGGAAGTTCATCTTTGATACACCAATATTGAGGACACGTTGCAATTCCTTCGCGATGTGTCAGCGGAATGATATGTACATTATAGTCTTCAATTCCTTCAATGGTTGAATTAGCTTCTTGAACACGTGCTTGTTTTTCGGTCGCTGGATAGTTACGAGGATTGTATTCTGCTGGAATACGAAGTTCATCTTCGGGAGTTAGAACGACAACCTGCTTGTTTTTATCGCATCGACTTGGATAGACACTACTATCAAACGTTTCTGGATCAAACTCTTGAAGGCGTTTGTTGAAATAGTTATAGGTTGACTTTGAAGTATCATTGATACGCACGCGTTTCTTAGAATTGGTCTCAGTCGGTTGAGTCGGTTGAGTAGGTTCAGGTTCTGCGGGTTCTGAACTTAATCCAAGTTCTGCTAAGAAATCATCATCTACTTCAAATTCACCTGGATGAACTGGAACCTGTAACGGTTCAGCCGTTGACGCAGCAACAACTTCAACACGACGAGGACATGCTTCATCCACAGCTGGATCATCGGTGGTCAGAACATGACGTAGAAGACTTGCATACTGAATCGTACGTTCAACGGATGTTACCGCAGACAGAATCACTTCTTTATTTGAAAAGCGAATGGTTGGAAATCCTCGAAGAACACGGTCTAAATCAAGATCATCGCCTAAATTCAAAAAGTTTCGAAATAGACTTTCTGCATCTTCAGGTGTTATTCCAATTTCGACTAACGTAGTTGGAGATGGAACTTCAGCTTCTTGAAGTGCTTGAAAGGCTTGAATTTGAACAGGTGTAAAGTTCTCTGCAAGTCGATCTGCACGCAATACCTTGAATGTATCGTCTTGATAGCTGAAGAGTGTTTGTAAACATGGAAATCGTCGCATATCAAACTCACTGACGTCTTTTGAATATTGTGCGAACAATGTCATATCTTGAAGTTCCCATCGAGAAATCGCTACATCGGCTCCTTCTATAAACGGTGTGATTGCGTCAAAGGTTTGAAACCAGTCATACAAACTTAATCGAATGTCTTCTAAAGAGGTTTTAGAGTCTTTTCCTCGCACTACTGTGAATTGAATATCACGAGGTGTAATTGCAATACGATCAAAGGATGTACGAGAGGTTCCTCGATACAAAAGTAGCGTAGGTAAACGACGCTGAGGTAAGGTTGAATACATCCACGCTTTCCATACAGCGAGATCTAGTGAGGGAACTTTAGTAGAAGGATCACGTACATAGAATTTATGACGTGTCTTTTCCTGCTTCGAAGTGAAAAATCCAACATAGGGAATGGCTGTAGATACAGTCAGACCATAAAACATCTGCTCGAATCGAGAACGAGGCGCAGTGAAGGATGTTTCAACGAGTGGAACATACCATTTTGCACGCAGAATCACTTGACGAGTTGGTTCTGGAGCAGCTATCTTAAGTAACTGAGTTAAATGTTCAGCATTGGTTCGAAGAAGTCGAAGTGAAGAGTCTGAAAGTCGATTTGGAGTGTCTTCGCGCAAGAATGGAAAATACACCCGTTTCACAGCGGCACTTGAATCCGCTTTAACTTCAGTCGCTCTAAACTCTCCAACCTCTGTGTACAATGATTCAAATAAGAGCTGTAAATTGCCGATTGGAATTCGTGTAGACGTGAATGTCGTGAACTCTTTGAAAGGTAGAGGAAGTACAATCGAGTTCGCGGTAGGTATACCAAAGATTCTCCATTCATAAAATCCGGCACCAGGTGCATAGAGTTCTGATAACGCATCCGGTTTTGAATTCCAATCTTCTCGTGACCAATTGGATGGTTTAATACTGATTCCTGGACGAATCTGTTCAGTGTAATATTTGAACAATCCTGCATCAAGACGTACACCGTCCAACGACATGCGAAGGAACAATGCATCCCATGTACGTGGATCTTCGTAATAGTCTTCTTGTACTTGAACATTGACTTCGATGAAAAGACGATCTGGATGGCTATTGACAGCGGCTGCTATGTGTTGACGTACAGTTTCCAACGTGTCGTCCTCAAAGAACGATACGGAAGACGCTGTTCCCGTGATGGGTATAGACTTTGTCATGTGTCCTCTTATGTTTGTGTTAGGTTTTCTACAAGGGAGAATCTGTAATCGTCATTCCACAATACGGAGTTGGCTGCCTTGAGTAATTTACAGGTGTATAAATTCCTAACTTGACAGCGTCATGTAAAATTCGCTTAAAGTTTTCCCAGAATTCGGAAGTATGTCCGATCGTTTCAGTCATGAGATGTGCCATTTCATGAAGCATCACAAACATGATCGTATTGAGATCGATCAATGGATAGTGAGGAGGTTTAGTCTTATCGCGAAGACATACAACAATTCGTTGTCCTTTGTTTTCTGAATACGATGTATCTGAAGAACTGATATCGTTCTCTGAAAAGACATCCGATTGAAATCGTGCTACGAAGCGAGCCACAGGTGGATCATTCATCAATGCAGGTTCGTTGGCGTAATGATCGCGTAACTTTGTGAGATGTTCTCGAATCTTTGCCATCAATTTAACAGCCTCCTCTTTATTCGGTAAGTTCTGCATCAGGTACTCACGTCCATCTGGACCCAGTACACGAATTGAATTTCCAGTTCCTAGTAGTTGACTCATGATCGCGACACCTAGAAGTGCAGCCGCAGTCGGTAGCATTATCTACTACTGCGAGTTTAACCACTGAGTCCATCAAGTGCTCGGTTAGCACGGAAAGGATCTGGGTCAATTGTGCTCTGTAAGAATGGACCGACCTTTGATTGTGGGTTAGGTGGTTCAGATCGAATATCATATGGTGGGTTTCGGTTTGTCTGCGCGATTCCGATGACATTCACGTTTGCATGATATCCTGCTTGTAGGAAGTTTTGACCGTCCATATCTTTGTTGCTTGCAGGATTAACTGCTGCCCATGAAGCACCTAGCTCACCCTTTGGTAGAAGTTCGCTTGATGACAAAATGTTTTGAGTATAGGTCTGTTGAGATGCAGGAGTGCGTCCCTGCATGTCCCCTACAGACACCGCATTACCTCCAAGTGAAGAGGTTCCTACAGACATAGGTCCTTGATCAGACAAGGGTGCCATTGATCCTGAACCATTTAGTTCGGAAGCGTTATCTACTACCATACCTTTGCCCGTAGAATAGGACGAAAAAAGTGAGTAGACGACAACGACACCCACTAGAACCATTCCGAGTCGAACCATTTTTTGAGAGGAGAGCTTCATACTTTATTCATGTCGTCAGACAAATTTCGTAGATTCGTCGTTTCGGTTGGAAAGAGAAGTTCCACCAATTGATCTCTACGCAATGTCCAGAAACCACGAACACCTTTTCGCTTTGCTTCTTCTCGAAGCTGCGCAAGGGTCATTTTCTCGATGATGAAGGATTTAGGGAGTTCATCTAGACTGAGAAGTTGAATTAACTGAATGCGTTTAAGGATGTAATACTGTTTAATACGGCGTTGTTTAGCAAGTTGCTTAAGTTCGACGAGAGATAGAGAGTCCATTTGATACTTGTTCGCCTGGACCCGATCGAATCCGTTTTTTTCCAGGCTTCAAATAATGAATCGAACGTACGTCGTCCTTGCCTTTTTTATCGCGGCTCTCTTTGTTGGAGTCATACTACGATTGACCGATTTCAGTGGTGGAATTGAAACCTTTAGATTACCGAAGGATGGAATGGCGCCTCTTGATACAGAAACAGTTGCTGTTGAAAGCTCTCCGAATGGAATCTCCTCTCCTCTTCTAGAAACTCAAGCAAAACCAGTTCCTCAACGTCCTTATGAAGTCGCAGACGATACAGCATTGGCAGTGTTCATGCATAATAAAGTAGGTCCTGAATGTTGCCCTTCACCTTTCTCTTCGGATGCTGGATGTATTTGCTTATCTCAGTCTGATATTCGAAACTTTGCGTCCCGTTTTGGAAATAACACTCGCTCAACTTAATAATGGAACACCTTCGAACTCTGATCAAATGTTTTAAAGAGAAACATTCTGATATTCATTTTCCACGTGCGTCGGATGAGCTCTACACTCATTTGACAGACGTTCTTCTTCCTCATGCTGCTAAATTAATGCACCGTGATTCTTCCTTATTTCGTGGAGAACAAGCTGTACAGTTTCTTCCAGACGTCGACATTCGCACTGTATGGACAGGAAGCGAAGAGGAATGGAAAGCACTTCACATGGTTCTTATCTTTTCCTTCTTACGAGGAGATCCTAAGGAAAAGGTTGCACAGATCATGGAATCAATGAAACAGATTTTACCTGAAACGCATCGTGACACGAGTGAAATTCTAAAGATGTTAGAAACCGATGAAACGTCGTCATCGCTAACCGAGATGTTTGAACTCTTGATGAAGACACGTCTTGCATCGATTGTAGGTGATATTGCAACATCTATTAAATTAGATGATTTAGGAATTGATTTCGAAAGTCCAGAAGAGATCTTACAAGCACTTCAACATCCTGAACGTAGTGAAGCGGTTCGACACATTATGACACAAGTCAAAACCATGCTTGAAGAACGTATCAAATCAGGTCGTATCAATCAGCAGGAATTGATCCGTGAAATTGAAACCTTGAAAGCAAAGTTTCAGTCCAGTTTCGGAAAGTATATGAATGAAATGGTTGGAGTCGGTCGCGAAGGTCCTCCGACTGGAAACACCTCGAGTCAAATCATGTCAAACTCTCCCGAAGCTCGTCGAGCACGAATGCAAGCTCGTCTTCAGCGTAAATTGCGTGAAAAAGGTCGCAGCTGAAGATAAGAGATGACATTCTGGTTTTCCGATCCAACTATACTTTTTCGTTCAGACACGTGGTTCGCATTTGTGCCCACCGCAGGTATGAGGGTTGAAGAAGCTTTGAATGCAGTTGTCCGTTTTACGGTCTATTTAAGCATTCTATTATTCGCATGTTCTATGGACGTTAAGTACTTTGTATATGTTCCTGTTGTCATGATGATCACAGTTGCACTTCATCACTTGTATCCAAATGCGAAACAGTTCATTGAACCCTTTCGTACAGCTACTGCAGTGAGTGGATACACTGGGTCAGAGTCGACGCTTCCGACTCAAAACAATCCGTTTATGAACCCAACGTTGATTGACATTAACGAAAATCCTAAGAAGCCACCTGCAGCCGATCCAACAGATGTATCTGTTCGCGAACAAGTGAATCAACAATTCGCTCAAACCTCTAACCTCTACATGGACACCACAGATGTATTTCAACTGATGTCCGCACAACGTAATTTCTACACGGTCCCAACAGACGATCACGAAGGATTATTATCGTTTCTAGGGAAGGATGCTGCGTCTGGAAAGTTATTGAATGAAGGGTATGTTGTGACGAAGGGTTCAATGACCAAAACGCCTGCGGCTGACGTGACGACTCGCCCTACGGGAACTACGCCTGGTCAAACGGTTCGACAAACCCAATTTGCGAGCGATCTCACCCGATGAAGATTGTTGACCGACGAGTACACGTTCACGACCCTTTCGAGGTTTATACTTCATAGTTGGAAACCCTGAAACGTTCTCAGTTGAGGGTACATTACTTGATTCAATCTCAACGGATGGAATATGAGAATACTTTCGCTTAAACTCTTCCCATTTAGGCTGATTCGCTTCACAATGCGAACATCCTGTCATAAAAAACAACACGAGAAGTGGACGACGTGCAAGGGAACCCTTCACACCGCCTTCAGGTTCAGATACAATTCCAGTTCGAAGAGGTACAATGTTTGCCATCTTATTTATATCAACACCTAGAAAATGGCGTGCCTAGATGAATTGAATCAACAACCTTCTAAGAAATGGATCGGAATTTCACGCGCAACAGGTGAAAATCGTACCTTTGAAACACTCGGTCAATTTCGTCAATATCAAGATGCATTAGGATGTAGACCGATTCGTCCATCTCCGTACGTTGAACCCATCGATACTCAAAATACAATTCCAACTGGATTTCTTGAATTCAAACCTCGCGATTCAAAAACCCAAGCTCGATTCGATCCAATGTCTGATCACTGGGAAGGCGCAAACGCTTCCGAAGAAGCAGTTAAGAAGGGATTGTTTATCGAAGATTCAGCTGAACCCGCTTCAAGTCGTGAACGCAAAGCCCAACCTGTTAAAGCAGAACCTCCTAAGACGACAAACGATCTCTGTATACTACAATGAAACAGTGGAAACTGATGTTAGGAGTTTCTCTACTTTTAGCGATACTTTGGTTCGCACTCCTTCGAGAACACTTTACCGATTCAACACAACCTGTTTCAAGACCTTGTGCCTGCCCTACTTCAGGACAATGTAGTAATAGTGCATGTAAATCATGGGATAGTAAAGTATCGGCTCAAGCACCTTCGGGAGCTGTGAAGTCAGACTATATTACAGTGTTAGCTGCATTCTATGATTCAGTCTATTCACCTGCACAAACAAAACCAACGGAAGCTCAGGTGGATACCTTTCTCGCCTCACCTGCAGGAACTGTTTCAGGTGTACAACTTTCAGCCGTTAAGCGAATGATCATGGATGGATTTGATATTGACTATGTAAAGACAGCCTCTCAACGTGATACAGAATCTGTACGCTTTACACCGTCTGTTACGAATCTCGAACCGAAACTAGCACGCGATCAAGTTCGAACACGAGTTGAAGTATCGTATAAACCTGCAGACCCTGTACTCTCCACCAAATTCTCAGAAGGAAACTATGAAGAAGTTACACAGTCTACTCCCTTAAATCCAGGTCAATGGGAAGATGGAACATCTCTTTGGAAAGGTCCTCGTCCTGCATCTGTCCCTCCTTCCGCTGAAAATGTTATGTAAACACAATGAAACAGTGGATACTGTTAATCCTTGTGTGTATGGTTCTATTCATAGCCACAACGTTTCGAGAAGGAGTGGATGAAACCTTAAGCTCTACGAATTGCAGTACTTTCTGGGACACTGTGATTGATACATGGTCAGTCGGTACTAAAGCAGAACTGACTCAACCAACGTGTGTTCCATACGCACCTTCATGGGTCGTTCAACGGATGACCGATGGAACATTACTCGACAGTTCTGGAAACCCCACTGTTGAAACCAAGAATCAATCGATTGTAGAAAAGAACGAACGGGCTCGGTATGCTGTCCGACAAGCTGCATCCGCAAACTATGCAGCTTCAAGTGGGTATGCAGATCTTGTTAGCGATCTAGAGAATCCAGACGTCGGAGATGTTCCAGCTGCAGAAGATGTAAGTTCATCAAGAGATGTTCTTCAAAATCGATCATCCACAGGAACCGTGTTCGGAGAGAATGGACCGTTCGCAGATGAACCTTCTTCAGATCAACCTGTAATAAACCCACCTTCTTCAGTATTTTCAAATTCTTTAGATTCTTCAGAATCGTTGAAACAATGGGGAACAAAAGGTGTACGAAGTCCTGATAAGTTACCTGTAGAAGGTCCAGACTTTGGAGGGTTTGAATCTTCAAGTTCATCTGGAAATCCATTCAAATCTAAACCTGATCCATCGCTCTATGGACCTTCTTTGAAAGGACCTACTGGAGGCGGAAGTACAAGCTCACAAACACCAGGCGATCAAGATATAGTTCCTCCTTATTTGCAATCCGATACATATTCGCTCGCGAACGGGCGCCTGAAAACGAATCCCGTTCCTTTCTTATCAGATTTCTTAGTGTTCCAGAAATAAGATGTCAACTTCATTTGGACTTCGCAATCAACGTGGCTCATGCTGGGTCAACGCAACTCTTCAAGCACTCTTCCGAATTCCCGATGTCCAGACCCGCTATCAAACCGATGGGGCTCTAGACACATCGCCCATCGATGTATCCCTTCAAGAAATATGGTCAAGTAAAGGAGATGAAGGACTTAAATCCTTCTATGAATGTGTGAAGACAGCTGTCATGCCCGCAGGAGAAGGAATCGGCGACTCACATGAACTCCTTGAATTCTTATGTAATAAACTACCCTTCCTCGATAAACTATGTCGATTCAAAACTGCGAATAAAGTGCAATGTTCAAATCCGAAATGCGGATACAAAGATATTCTAAACGATTCTATGATTGAATTCTCTATCTCACCGACAGAATCTAAACAAAACCTCATCGACTGTATCGCTCAGTCTGTCACACCTGTCTCCATTCCAGATTGGACTTGTGAAAAATGTAAACAGAAAGGATGCACGAAACAACTTCTCATGTCTTCCTTTCCATCCGTCTTCATGTTTCACGTCACTACACCGAACGCATCGATCTCGTATAACCCTATTCTCACGATCAATAAACAAAAATATGCATTACTTGCAGTAGTCTGTTTCAACGGTGGTCATTGGTGGACATATGGTCGTGATATGCCGCCAGGTAAAGACTGGATTGAATACGACGATGCATCGTTGCATACGTATAGTTCAGAACAGTTCCCTCTTTCCGATTCGATGCGTCTGCTATTCTATTATCGCCTCAAAGAATAAGGAAATGGACGCACGCGTCGCTTTTGCGGTTAGTCTAGGTGTACTTCTGATTTTAACCTTTTTTATCATTCTATCGACGGGTTCAGTGCTCGCAGTTGGAGTCCTTTGGATTCTATTAGCGATGGCTATTTACCTACTGTATCTGTATGAATTCATCACGCTTGATGTAGTTCAGGCTCCACTTGTAGCAGCAACTCAGCCTGTAGGTCAAGCGATGAGTTCATTAACCAATGCAACGATGATTGGAAGTGAAGTCTTTCATATTGCAGACAATAAATTCACATATGATACAGCACCTGCAGTCTGTGCAGCGTATGATTCTCAACTTGCAACGCTTGAACAAATCATCGAGGCATACAATCATGGCGCAGAATGGTGTGGATATGGATGGTCTGCTGGCGGAATGGCTTTGTACCCGACTCAAAAGGGGACATGGGATGCATTGCAACAAGAACCCGATCAATCGAAACGAACTGCATGCGGTCGTCCTGGTGTGAACGGTGGATACTTTGATCCTACATCAAAGTTCGGAGTGAATTGCTATGGAATTAAACCACAAGGCGATGTGAAACTTCCAACTCCATTACCTGGATCCGATCCCGATGCATTCAACAGTCTAGTTTCCAGATTCAAGTCGATGATCAAATCATTCACTGTCAATCCTTACTCAAGAACCGCCTGGTCTGGATCTCCTAGAAATGAAGGGAGTCAATTCATTCAGAATTTGACAAAGGAAACGTTCGATGTTCGAGAACACTATTACGAAGTTCTACCAGGACAAACTACAGCTACAACAAGTGCATCTGCTAACGCTCCGTATGGATTGATGGGTCAACAAGGTGAAGTTGGACCTGAAGGACCTCCTGGACCTATTGGACCTGGTGGACCTCCTGGACCTGCTGGAACAATGGGACCGACTGGACCTGCTGGACCACAAGGAGAACGTGGTGAGAAAGGCGTAAGTAATGTACCAGGACCTCAGGGACCTGAAGGACCTCAGGGACCTGCTGGACTGAAAGGAAACACTGGCGATCCAGGTGTCAAAGGTGATAAGGGTGATAAGGGCGATACTGGTCCCTCTGGATCAAACGCTTCAGTTCCAAGTCATTTGAACAATATTCAATGGTACGATGATGGAGCTAACAATGGACTCTTGTTTTACAATAAAAATGGAGGATGGATAGGGCTTCTTGAAGATAATAATAGTGGAGCACCCTGGATCATGAAACATAGTCGTAACAACAATAACGGTGCAGTGAATTCATGGAATAACTGGAGCTAACCAAATAGATTACCAATTGCATATTTTTTAAGAATACGAAACAACGGTGGAGCTGAACCTCCTCCACGATGATACGATAGATCACCACCTTTGTAACACAAGTATGGCATACCTGGTACATGATTAGGGTAGTCGGATGGACACTTCTTATAACATAACCCATCGATGCGCTCAGTATGTTTATCCTTACCTACAATCTCAATATCTTCGCATGTTTTATGACCTGCAGCCTTTGCTTCCGCCTCCGTTTCCATTTCTCCAGTTTGAGGATTTCGAATAGGATCTGGTTTATCATTGGCTTTTTTCCACTTCTTGATTTCTTCGTCATAATTGCCGCTGAAATCTTGAGGTCCTGGACATAATCCTCCCTTATCGAGTCGTCCAACTGTTTCCACACATCCAGTCCACCATGTAGCTCCAAAGAGAGGTCCCCATTTAACACATTCGCGCTTCCATCGTGAACATGTAAGACCTAAATTTGTCCATCCTCCTTGACCGTCTGTTTCTTCAGGACAGGGCTCAAGACCGATGACGGTTCCAACTCCGATTCCATAGGTGTTTGCGTAACATCGCACTCCAAATCCATGATACCCATCTCTACAGTTTTCGTAACAGAGTCCGCCTTCAAGTGATCCTTTATTGCCCACACATGTATTCGGTGTCGTAGATAGAAATTCAATTCCGAAAAAGTCGAATGGACCAAACCACCATGCGAGTAAAAGAACCAATAGAAAATTCAACATAAGTCCCCAGAAAATGACCCAAGGGTTCCATGCACCTGGAAGATGCCATGTTTTTTCTAAGTACAGTATTACGAGATAAATACCTGTCAACATCATTACAGCCAACACAAAGCCTGTAATAGAGGACCCTACCACTGACCATATCTCAAATGGAAACAAAAAGGATATAAAGTCTGATAGACTGTCGTTTGACATTCAATTGTTTCTTAGGAAGAAAACAATGGACTCGTTTATGCCTATTACTTCAGCCTTTTCAAGAACTGCTTCTCAACAGACCGTCATTGTTCCTCCGACATCAGGTCAGGAAGTCAATCGATTCACTTGGTTATTGTTTCGTCCTCAATCACATGCAGTAAAACCATTTGAGTCAGATCAATCGGCACGACAGAGTAAATACGTGAACACATCCTCAAATAATGTCCTCTCAAATACGTAAATGGACGTACTTCTACTTATGAGCCTAGCGGCACTTGGATACGCCATGTCTGTTCCAAAACGTCGAACTCATGCGAATACTTCAAAAGAACTTGTTGGAAAGGAACTCTATACTCCTCAGTCTGATTCAGAAGTGGAGGTTGTACAATCTGCAACTGGACATACTAACATGGTTCCCTTTTTTGGTGCGAACCGTACACAGTCTACGTATTCAGACGGTCATGAGAGTTTGCTAGACAAGTATACGGGTACTGGTAAAAACACCTTCTTCCGCAAAGAAGAATCAGGTGCATTCTTCGAACCCGAAGCAGGTCGTGGAAATCCTTGGAAGGCGCCTGTTGAAACAGACTTCGAACAAGCACGTCAAGTGACAAGTCTTGCAATGAAAAACACGTTTCCTATTGATCGTGTTCTCGTCGGTCCTGGTGTCAACGATGGATACACTAACTTACCTTCAGGAGGTTTGAATCAAGGTATTGAATCGCGAGAGTATCAGTTGCCCAAGACAACCGATGAAATCCGCGTCGCTACTAAACCGAAACTCACCTATCATTCAGAGCCTGTACCTGGAGGTCGAGTGGTCAAGGAAATGGGTCTTCAAGCACCTGTCAAGAAGAATCGCCCCGATCGATTCCAAGTCTTACAGTCTGAAGATGGATCCCTACCTCACTTGAACACAACATTAGGACAACAAACCGCATCTGCAATCTACCCTGATTTCGTTTTCAAAAATCAGAATCGAACGGATACATCGGTTGAGTTCTACGGAAGCGCAGGTAAGAGTGCAGGAGGAGGCAATGAATCCTATATTCGATCGTTCACCGAACCCTTTCAACAGTTTATGAAATTAACCGTTGAAGGACGTCCTACACCTGGAGGACCTGTAGGTGGAATGCAGGCTGTAAATTCAGGTCCTGAAGCCTACACTATTCAAACACATCGCGATGAATCCACTCATACAAATTACCGCAACTTCGAAGTCCCATTGGTTGGACGTGGTGGACAAGCTCCAACTGCATCTCAACAAGGATCCATCAAATACGACGAACCTGTAGGTCAAAGTGTTCAATTTGATCGCGTATCCGTTCCAGGTCTACTCGATGCATTTAATAGCAATCCATATACACAGAGTCTACAATCATCTGCATAATGGACTCAACTCTTCTTCGATATGCGAGTCAACAAGATGTATGTCTACACGGACTGTCCCGTAGAGACATACATGATAGTATTCGTTGGGTAGCGGTTAATCCAAACCGTATTCGTATTTGTTCCTGTGTAACCGATATTTGGGTTCGGTCTGCGTTGTCGTTTCTTCACGTAGTTTGGATTCCGACAGAGGAACAATGCAAGGGCTTACTCAAGTCAGAGAAATCGAATCCATCTTACTTGCCAGACGTTCCGAGCTTATTCAAACAACCTCTTGGTTCTTCAATGTCATCCTCTTAGTCGTAGTACTTGGAGGATTTGGATGGTTTTTGTATGTTCAATATGAAACGAATAAGGATCGACCTCAAGAGAAGCGAATTCCATTTACCCCGACTGTATGGTATTCAGCCACACGAAACGTTCGCAGTGAAGAATATGCAGACCAACTCCAACCTTTTGAGATTGAAACTCGATATGGTGTATCGGGGTCTTCAGGAGGAAGTAGCTCAGACGAAGTTTCAGGAATTGACAACGGTGCAGACCGAAGCGCCTATTAAGCCTGTTGTAGAGTATCCACCTGTAGTACAACCTTCAAAGACTAGGCGCAACCGTAAGAAGTGAGTGAAAGCTGTTCCTACTAAGTAATTAAGAGAGGATGTCCATTCAGGTAAGTCCAACTTTATCCAACAATACAGTCTTTTTCAAATATGAACCCTTTAATCCTCCTTATCGATTTACAGGTGGGTCCAATTTCACAGCGTCTGGAACTCTAGTGTCCTATTGTTCAGGACAGGGAACGTCTACGCTCACCTTCGATAGTGGATCTAATGGATTTTTAGCAATCGGTGCAGCGTCTGGCGAATCCTTAGTGGTATCATGTAGAATTGACGATGTAACTGTATCCAATTCCTATCTTTTATTCATTAAAGATGGACGGTTTACACTTACCCCTTCCAATTTGACTCCGTTAACGTTGTATCAGAATGAACCTATTTCAAATACCATTGGATCTGCAATTACCTTTACATCTAGAACTCCATTGACAACTGTTTTTTCAACTCCAGTATTACCTTCAGGACTTTCGGAGTTTACATCCAGTAATCAACTGGATTGGGTTCTAAATGGAACTCCTTCCATTGTGTCTGCAAACAGTAACTATTTGATCTTAGGATCCAATACAACAAACGGTCGTCTTGTAACCACCAGTCTTGCAATTCAAGTGAAGACAGAACGTATTAGCATTACGCCAAGTACTTCAAATGCGACGTTGTTACTAGAGTCTCCGTTCGTTTCAGGTCCTTTCGAGATTAAAGGTCCGTTAAGCGCAACAGGGAATGCAGTGGTTTTATCAAGTACTCTACCTCCTGGTATTGGACTCACCGATACTCCTTTAACTCCACCTTTGAATCCACCTACTACACTTTCACTCGCTAGTTTACCTGCGTCAATCTATTTATACGGTACACCTACCTTTCCAGGCGTAACGAATACATCGTATGTAACTTCCATCACTGCATTGACAACGGGTCTTCGTGTCCTGTCAAATCGCGCAACCTGTACCTTCAATTATAGTCCATCCATCTATTTCACAAACGCTCGTTCAACTGAGTTTTATCTCGGAGTTTCAAATAGTACTGAATACACTGCGATTGTATTTCCATCGAGTTTGAATACAGTCACGTATTCAACTACATCACCGATTCCATCGGGTCTTACGTTTACAAACGGAGTTCTCTCAGGAACTGCAACAAGTCTTTGGTCGAATGCATTTACAATTCTCGGTGTAAGTGGTTCGATTTCAAATACTGCAACGGTTACATTGACTGTGATTCCTGTCAGCGTTACATCCTCTTCAAATGTTCCTTCCTCTAATTTCATTATAGGTAAAACGATCTCTCCGATCACATTCACGTTCAATTCACCTGCATATCCGTTTGGAACATTTATATCGAGTATGACTCATACACTTCCACCTGGATTTACTGCAACGTTACTTGAAAATACAGTCGTTATTGAAGGTACACCTACAACAGTTTCCGCAGGTTCATTGGCGGTTCAAATTCAAACTCTTGATGGAAGTCAGTTTTCAACAAGTACACCGTATACGACTATTGGAGATACGTTTACCTATTCTGCCAACAGTACTTACTTTTCATGGATTCAAAACGTTGAAATTACACCCATTCAATTCTCCGTCAACACTACAAGTGGACGACCCATTGTCTTTTTCTCAGGAACTTCAAATCTCCCCGCTGGACTCTACCTAGATCCATATGGAATTCTTCAAGGCATTCCTACAAACTCCACCTCAGGAACTTCGAATCTTGAAGGAATTGTCGCAACCAATCGATATGCAACCTTTTCACCAACAGTAGGTCAATTCACATATTCTGTCATTCCAGATCGAATCCATCTATTGAACTCGAATTCACCTGTTCAGATGATTCCTTCTACTGTAATTTCAATTCCACTCACATATCAGTCTACAAGCGGTCGCGTACTTCCAACAACTACACCGATTACCTTTTCAAACTATACATATGGATTAACGTTCACACTTGGAGGGGTAAGTGGAACACTGGAAAGCTGTTCATCAAGTCAAATTATTCTACCCGAGTACACTTCATTGAATGGACTTGTAGGATCCAACTTGATTCCAACTATAGTGGCTCTTTCGAACTTGAATCCACCTAGTATTCATCGAGCTACGATGAGATATACGGGAAGTAATTATGCAGTCTATGAAGATGAAGGAGATCTTGCGTTTACGATACATACTCAAGGAGATTTAACGATTCCACATAGTCTTGAATCGTCTGGAAATTCACTTGCACTCGCAGACGGAACTAAAAATCTAAAAATCTCCATCAATGAAGGATCGTTTTCAACAGTTCTCTTTAGTTCAAATATTTTCTATTCAATTTATTCTACTT